TTACGTCATTATTAACTACGAGCAAGTTGTTAACGACTGGGAGTATGTACGACAGCTCCCTACAGGATTCATTATCTGCGACGAAGCAACCGCAATCAAAAGTTTTAGATCCAAACGCTCCAAATACGTAAAGAAATTAAAGAGCGATTATAAGTTTGCTCTTACTGGTACACCGGTAGAAAACGGAAAACCAGAAGAGCTCTACTCAATTATGCAGTTTGTAGATAACAGTCTTTTAGGTCGTTTTGATTTATTTGATCAAACGTTTATTGTTCGTAATCGGTTTGGTGGGGTAGACCGTTACAGGAACCTCCCACTATTAAATACAACTTTGTCTGCAGCATGCGTCCGTAAACGTCAATCTGATCCAGATGTTGCCCCATATCTTCCAGAAACAATTTTTGCTGAGCCTATTCTTATTCAGTTTGATTCAGCCGGTTCTAAACTTTATAAGAGCATTGCTAACGAGATTCTCACGGATCTTGATGAAGCTATGGATTCCTATGGCTCTGGATTTGATATTTTTTCTCATTATGGTCAAGCAAGTTCATTTGAAGGCGCAGACGCATTACGTGGAAAAATTATGTCTAAACTAACATCATTAAGAATGCTTTGTGACCATCCAGATTTACTGCAGTTTTCAGCAGAATCTTCAGGCTATGTAGCTGATTTAAAAGAAACAGGTCGTTTAGATAAAGTAACTAAATCTCCTAAGCTTTCTGCCTTAAAAGAATACGTTGATAATTTTTTAAGCGAGTACGAAGGCAATAAAATTGTTATATTTACCAGTTACGTCCACATGGTAGATATTATTCGGGATGCCTTAGTTATGAATTGGGGCAGTACTCCGTATACAGGAGAGATGAATGCAAAGGATAAAGAAGAGTCTAAACTTAGGTTTCAGACTGATCCTGATGTTCGCATCCTTGTTAGTTCTGATGCTGGTGGGTATGGCGTGGATTTGCCTCAGGCTAACTTACTCATTAACTACGACTTGCCATGGAATGCTGGCCTCGCTGTACAGCGCAACGGTAGAATTCGTAGGGCGTCGTCTACCTGGTCGACTATAGTCATTCAAGACTTTTTAATGGAAGGCTCTATTGAAGAGCGTCAACACACTATGCTTCAGCAAAAAATAGCAATTGCTAATGCTGTAGTAGACGGGGAGGGTATTGACGATAAAGGTGGTGTAGCACTAACTGCGGGCTCACTTAAGGCTTTCCTACAGAACATCACGGTTTAAACTTATTCAATGCCTAACGCACCTAAGACACCGACACGGACTATTCGTGTATCTAGCGACCTTTGGGCTGCTGTAAAAGACAAGGCCGCCATCGAGGGCCGCACAGTGACCGACGTGATTGTTGAGGCATTGAAAAAGTACATTTCGGAATAAATCCAATAGTACAATTGTTACACCCAAAGACCTGCCCACAATGGGGGGTCTATTACTAGTTATCGTCTAAGGAGATAATTATGGCTATTATGCCGCATGCAGGAAAAGGATACCCAGATCACGACTGGCACATTAAAAAGCCAGCACAACTTCCAGTCCCATTAACAATAAACAGCTTATTTCCAAACATTAATCGATGGGCAATTGGCTTTGATCCAATGTTTGAAACTCTCAAGGAACTTGCGTTAGAAGCAAAAACCTCTACATATCCTCCATATAACGTTCTTAAAAATGGGGATGAGCATGTTTTAGAGTTAGCGGTTGCTGGTTTCTCAAAGAAAGACATCACAATTACGGTCAAAGAACTTACGCTGACCGTAGAAGGCAAGCTTTCAGACGCTGAAACTAACTATGTTCATAAAGGCATTGCAGGTCGGGAATTCTCACAGAATTTTGCTTTAGCTGAGTACGTAGTTGTAAAGGGCGCTGAGCTCAAGGACGGTCTGCTTCGAATTATCTTGAAGCAAGAACTTCCTGAGGAAAAGAAGCCTAAAACTATTACCATCAAGTAACTTGCACTTTGTCGGTGGGGTGGTATAGGATGTTTTTAAAGGAGGCAACATGCCAAATATCATCCCACCGGACAAAAAACCGGTAAGTTCAGTACTAAGTAAAGTTCAACAATTTATTGCTATTAAGCGTCAAGTTGACGATTTAACTAAAGAACAATCACAATTAAAAACATTTCTTTCTGATCTTGTAGATGCAGAAGGAGAGCCAGATGACAAAGGTCATCTCTGGTACCCACTAGAACAAGAAGTAGATGGGTATAGATCTTTACAACGTCAACGCAAAGTTTCTCAAACACTTGATGTAGATCAAGCAGCTAAAATTCTTAAAGAAAAAGGTTTAGCAGACCGCTGCTATTCTATGCAACCAGTGCTTAACGAAGACGAAGTAATGTCTTGTCTATACGAAGGTAAGTTAACTGAAGAGGATATCGATACGATGTTCCCTAAGAAAATTACTTGGGCTTTTATTCCTTCTAAATCTTAAGGTAGATATGAACGACGAAGTTGACAAATTGTTTAAGAGCTTGGATGATTACTACCCTGGTTCTAAACGCAAACGTCGTGAACCAGATCCAAACGCAAAACAACGCACAGTTTCTACACCAAACGCTTGGAATGTCGATCCTCAGATCAAAGCATTGCCAAACGGAAAGGTGCTAGAATTGTTTAGCGCAGGGGCTATGGCTCTTGCGTTAGGCAGACCGTTAGTTACTTTGAGACTTTGGGAACGAAAAGGTTATATACCGCGTGCACCCTATCGCTTAAAGTCAATGATTGTTAATGGTGTAAAGAAGCCCGGATGGCGGATGTACAGCAAAGCAATTGTCGAAGCAACTATCGAGAGCTTTCAGTCTCGGGGACTTCTTGAAGCCCCTAGGATTGACTGGAATCGACATCCTGATCTATCAATTGAATTGATGGAAAAATGGACTAAGATTCATTCTCAAGAAACAACTTAATATGACCATGATCCATTGATCCATTGACTATGAAAGGAATATCCAAATGGGTATCCGCATTGAAAACAACGAAACACCTAACGTCGACTCTTATGTAGTCGAGACACCTACTGCAGAGAATCTTGAAGAAATCTTTGCAACCGAAGATGAGACTGAAGTTCCTGAGCGTTCTTCAGTAATTCAAACCGGTTGGGCAGCAGCTAAGAAAGCTGTAGCAAAGTCCAACAAAACATTCGCAACCGACTTCCGATTTGACGAAGACGTCCAGCTAATTAAGTTTATTGGTAATGAGCCAATGAGCTTTATGCAGCACTGGGTTAACCGTCCTGGAAAGAAGTCATTTATAAGCATTGGTGAGGGCGACCCGCTAGTTGCTGTCGGAAGTAAGCCAGATCAAAAATTTGCGTTTACTGTTCTTAATCTATCTGACGAAGATCCACAACTTCAGTTAATGATTGTTGGTGTTCGTCTATGTGGACAACTTGAGAAGCTTGATTCTGATAAGAAGACTGGCCCACTTAGTCGTCCTGACATCTACTGGGCTGTAAGCAAAACAGGCGCCGGTACAAAAACATCATACTCAATTACTCCTGTAAAAGAGCGTGACCTTGCTGAGGATTGGGGTATTGACCCTGTTGCAGCTTCAGAGCTAATTAAAACAATGAAGCCACTTGGACCAGATGCACTTCACACATCTACCAAGGCTGAACTTGCTGAGATTGCTCGTGAAATTGCATCAGCTAACTAACCTCAACTAATAGTGCTGAGGGCTCATTCTCTTGTCTCCTTTCTCTGATGAGCCCTCAGCGCACCTAACAAGGGAACGCTATGAATATTGTTACAACCGAAAAACAACTTAAAGAATTAGTTAACGCCTACGATAAAGTAGACGCGTTTTGTTTTGACGTAGAAACTGTTGGAGACCATCGCGGAGACCCACGTCAAAACACTGTTACTTGGATTGCTTTAGCAACTCATGGTCGAGTCGATGTGATTCCTATGGGCCACCCAAATGGTGAGTATTTTCGTACAGACTATCCGCTGCTACCTTCTGCAGTGGCGCGTGTTGCAAAAGGCATGGAACTACGAGACTCTGACTATAGTAAAGATGAGCGCAAAGCAACAAAGGTATTTGGTCCAGCACCTGAGCAACTAACTGCCGGAGAAGTGTTTAAAGCCCTTAAACCTTTACTTAATGGAGATAAGGTAAAGATTGGGCATAACCTTAAGTTTGATTTGCAAAGCGTTACTAAGTACGTAGGAAAGCTCCCATCACCTAAGTATTTTTGTACGCTAAATGCTGCGTTTATCTTAGACAATCAAAACCGTAATGATCTAGGTCTTGATGACTGTCTAAAGCGTGAGTTTGGGTACCACATGGTTAAGGGTGTGGGTAAAGAAGTAGAGAAGTATTCCTTTGAAGAAGTAGCTATTTACGCCGCTCTTGACGCAGAGTGGACTTGGAAGCTGTATTTAAAGTATCAATCAAACCTTCTTACAGATGGTTTGTCTGGCATTTTTAATTTAGAGATGGACGTTCTTGAAGTTATCTGTCGCATGGAACTTCGTGGTGCAGATATTGATGTTACTGAGCTAAGTAAACTTAAAGCAAACCTTGAGGTACAGCTAGAAACCTGTAAAGCAAATATCTATCGTCTTGCTGGAAAAGCTATTAACATTAATAGTGTTCCAGAAAAACAAAAACTTCTTTACTCGTCTAAGAAAGACGGGGGTAGAGGTTTACGGCCTAAAGTTTTGACCCCTGCTGGACAAAAACGTGCGGAAGAAGGCCAGCCCTCTTCAGTAGCAGATTACTCTGTATCAGAACCTGCGCTGCAGGCTTTTGCAGGAAAAGATCTTTTAGTTGATGCATTAATTGAGTATTCTGATCTTAATAAGCTTTTAACAACTTACGTAATCCCGTACATGGGTGGGGATATAACTAGAACTCTTGCAGGTAAATCTAAAGTTACCTCTAAGAAAAGTATTATGTTTAAAGGCCGCATCCACACGGACTTTGTACAGTACGGTGCTGAGACCGGTCGTTTTTCTAGTCGTAACCCTAACCTTCAAAACGTACCTGCCCCCCACACAGTAAACGGCAAAGCAATCCGCAATTTATTTGTAGCCCCAGAGGGTTACTCTTTAGTTGTTGCTGACTACAGTCAGATTGAACCACGTGTTATTGCATCCTTTAGCCAAGATCGAATTATGTGCGGTGCCTACTTAAACGGAGAAGATATTTATACAACTATTGGTAACACAATGGGCGTAGACCGCAAAGCGGGTAAGGTATTAGTTCTATCTCTTGCTTATGGTGTAGGTCCAGACAAGATTTCCGACTCAATTGGTTGTTCTTTGGCAGAGGCTAGGGACTTACTTGATGAGTTTATTAGGAAGTTTCCATCAGTTGCTAAGTACAAGAAACAAGTTATTGCTGATAGCCGTAGGCAAGCACCAATTCCTTATGTCAGCACCCTTTTAAAGCGTAGACGTTATCTACCCGACCTTAGGTCTAATGAGGTCTGGAAACGGTCTAGAGCAGAGCGTCAGGCCTTTAACACGGTAATCCAGGGGTCGGCAGCAGACCTCATTAAGCTTGCTATGATTAGGGCTAACAAGATGATTCCGGAAGAGGCGTCTCTGATCCTAACTGTGCACGATGAGTTAGTAACTGTTACTCCTACTGAAATTGCAGAAGAAACAGCCGAACAGATTCGTAAAGCTATGGAAGAAATTAAAGCTTTGCAGGTACCAATGCTTGCAGACATTACAATTGTTAAACGGTGGGGAGAAGCTAAATGAGTTTCTGGAAGCGTAATAAACGCAAGATTACAGTTACTCAGGTACCCCTTAGCGTTTTAATGCGACAGATTGTTTATGATGCAATGCTTACACCAACAGAGGGTATTGCTGAGATGATGGGTCTTCCACCAATTTCAGATGAAGTAGCTGATATGGAAGAAGATGCTCATCAAGAGCGTTTAAGTAATATTTCTGCTCTTTTACCTTTTATCGATGCTCATGCTGACATTCTTGCCCAGGTAGCTACGTCTGCGTATATGTTAGACGCTGATAAAGATGAACAAGAAATTCCATTAGAGGGGCTAGACCATCTAAATCAATTGTTTAGAATGGTTGCTTTGGCTTCTTCAGTATCTTGCGTATCAACGCTATCAAATATTGGATTAATTGAATCAAAGGTAGGTATAAACAATGAGTAATAACAATTGGTGGGCAAAAAAATTAGGAAACAACGGTCCTATGCCGGATACCCCACCAACAACCCCTTATCAACCAAATGTTTATCGACCACCGCAACAGACTCCTAATGTGCAGGTCTCTTATGATCAGCAACAAGACCAGTTAGTTTCTAGGGCACAAAGTGCTAGAGATACCGAACGTTGTCCTGGATGTATGTCCGGCAACTATATGGCACCAGTTGGCACTCAGCGCAAACGTTGTTATGATTGCGGGTATCCAATTGTCCAGTCTGGTACTGGAGCAGGCGGTACAGGTTCTGCTAGCAGTGGTCCAACAATTGCTGCTAAGCAACCAAATCAAAGCGGTGGATTTAATCCAACAACAATCGTAGGGAGACTTGAATAATGGCACTAAACGCAGAGGCACTAAAGATTGCAGCAGGCATCAATAAGAAGCTTGGAGCAAACACTGTTGTTTTAGCTGGGGAAGCCCGACTATCACAACGCATTACTTCTGGTTCTCTTACACTTGATGTTGTTCTAGGTGGGGGTTGGCCTATGAATCGTTGGGTTGAATTAGTGGGAGAAGCTTCACACGGAAAAACTGCAATTGCTTTAAGAACTATTGCAGCTAATCAACAGATTAACCCTGACTTTACAGCTGTATGGATTGCTGCTGAAGATTTTGATTCAAAATACGCTGAATTATGCGGTGTAGATAACAGTCGTGTATTACTTGTAGAAACTAATAGTATGGAGGATGCTTTTGATTCGGTTATTCAGTTTATGGAAAGCAAGGCTGTTGACATGGTTGTTGTGGATTCCCTTCCAGCCCTTGTTCCTAGCGCAGAAGATGAAAAACATATGGAAGAATTTACTGTGGGTCGTGGCGCACTTATTACCAATAAGTTCTTTAGAAAAGTGGCGTCAGCTACCAAACGAGACCTCATTGAATCCGAACGACCAGTATTAGGAATTATGATCAACCAGTATCGTATGAAGATTGGCGTTATGCATGGAGACCCTAGAACTACTCCTGGTGGTTTAGGTAAAGACTATGCGTACAGCGTACGATGTGAAGTTAAACGTGACGATTGGGTTGAGGTTGGTACCGGAGAAAGTAAACGACGCGTAGGTCAAACTATTCGTGTTCGTACTATTAAGAACAAGACTTTCCCACCTCAGCAAACAGCTTATCTAGACTTTTACTTTGCAGAAGGCGGTGCAATTGATGCTGGTGGTTATGACACCGGTAAAGAAATTGTTGCCCTATCTATTCTTAACGGCATTGTAGAACGTCGTGGTGGTTGGATGTACTACGGTGATCGTAAGTGGCAAGGAGCACAGGCTCTTATTGATTCTCTTCGAGAAGAAATTGAGCTACGTGAAGAACTTAGTAAGGCTGTTCTTAGCACAATTAAAGCTCAACCTATATTGGCTTTAGATGAAGAGTGAGGGACAGAAACAATCTCTAAAGCATGAGAAGCGTTTAGAGAAACTTGTGGATGGAAAGCGTTCTGCAGCGTCAGGCGCTTTCTGGTCACGTAAAGGGGATGTGCGAAGTAATGATCTTTTGATTGAGCACAAATGGACTGGCAAAAAGTCAGTAACCATTAAATCAGAAGTTCTTAAGAAGATTACTACCGAGGCTATCCTTGATAGTCGTATTCCGGTTTTAGGTCTTCACCTTGATGGCGAGAACTATGTAGTTTTAGGAGAGGAGGATTTCTTTGAACTTCGTAACGCACTCAGGGGTGACTAAATGGAATATGACGACGAGCCTACATGGGCTTGGAGATACAGGGCTAAATGCCGAGGGGAAGATACAGAGATATTTTTCCCACCAAGAGATAAAGCTTTATACAAACCGATAGCAGATAAAGCTAAAGCAATCTGTTGGGGAAAGGATGGGCGACCAGCTTGTCCAGTTCGCAAAGAATGTCTTAAAGAAGCTATCATAAACGATGAGTTGCATGGAATCTTTGGTGGCATGTCACACAGAGAAAGAAATGCAGCAAAACGTAAGTATGAAAAACAAGGTTTAAAACTAGACGAATGGATAGACCAGGATGGCAAATACGGGCAAGCCTAAGGCGATTTCTTTAAAAGCATTTTTAGACGCAACTAAACGAGATACTCGTTTAATGGGCGCTATTGAGCGCCACTTGTTATCTAAGCCTTTTGATAATCGTCGCATGGATATTATTCACCCATCCGACATGATTAAACCTGAGTGGTGCCATCTTGCCCAGTATCACGCTATTAAAGGTAACTACAAAGAGGTGCGTGAAAAGCCTACTCTTCGTCTTCAATCTATCTTTGATGAGGGGCACACGATCCACGCTAAGTGGCAGAAGTGGCTTACAGAAATGGGCGTGCTTTACGGTAAGTGGGAGTGCTCGGAGTGTGGACCTTCAGATTGGGAACTTGCTTCTGATTTAAATTTTGATGACCCAGAGTGTGGGGTTTTTGAATACCGTGAAGTTCCTCTGTGGAGTGACAAGCACAAGATTGGTGGTCACTCTGATGGTTGGGTAAAGACTCTTGGTGAGGACTGCCTTATTGAGATTAAGTCTATTGGTGCTGGAACACTTCGCTTTGAGGCTCCGGCTTTGTTAGCTCAGTCTGATGGTGATTTAGAAAAAGCTTGGCGCAATATTCGTGCGCCGTTTCGTGCCCATCAATTACAGGGTCAGGTTTACCTGCACTTAACTCATCTAATGGTTGAGAACGGAGATCTTCCGTCTGCACCAGAAGAGATCGTATTTATCTATGAGCTTAAAGCTAACCAAGATTATAAAGAGTTTACTGTCAAATACAACCCAGAGTTTACCAAGGAGCTGTTTGATCAAGCCTTGGACATTGCTTGGGCAGTTGACAACAACCGACCACCTGTGTGTAATATTGACCCCGTAGCCGGATGTAAACGGTGTGAGCCTTATAAGGAGAGTATTGATGCCTGATTACGATTACAAGTGCTCAAAGTGTCAAGAAGTAACTGAGAGTTTTTTTCCTATTCAAGATGGTCCTTCACCTGCAATAGTATGTAAGTGCGGTGGAGAAGCATTTAGACAATACTCTGCATTTGGTATTCAACTTAAAGGCGGAGGATGGGGCGGACAATGAGTATAAGTCGTAAGGTATTAGATAGCTTGGGAGAACTAGGATTTACCCTTTCTCCAAAACCTGGTTATGAGATTCCAGAGCTTCCTCGTGACATTACAGAACTAGATGACGAAGGTCTTATGGATCTTTTTGTTCAGTTTACTCAATGGAATGATCACCTTTCAGGGGCTCACGCTATTGCAGTAATCAATGAGCGTGAAGCACAGCGCAACGTAGATGTAGCAGAAGCTGGTGCAATGCTTAAGAACTGGACCGGTACAAAAGGCGGGGATAAAGTAACGGTACTTAAAGCACAGATTGCTGTATCTCCAGAAGTAAACGATTTGTACGACGACTTAAATACTCGCTATGCGTTTCGTAAACTGCTTGAAACACGTGCTCTTAGCGTAGAGCGTGATTCTCAAGTAGTGTCTCGTGAATTAACACGCCGTACGTCAGACGGTGGTGGTATGCGTTCTAGAACCCGGAGGTTTACACCATGAGTTACGAACAACTTTCTTTGTTTACTGATGAGGAGCTTGGTTTACCAAAAGGAGCTACCGGTCACCTAGGGTATGAAATAATTGGACTTACTGGTTACGCACAGTCTGGAAAAGACACCGTTGCTTCTGTATTAGTAGACAAGTATGGTTACAGACGAATTGCATTTGCGGACAAGATTAGAGATTTCTTGTACGAGATTAACCCTATGGTTGCGTGCAGCCCTACAGGTTACTTGCAAGATCTTGTAAACCTAGTTGGTTGGGATAACGCAAAACAAGAGCCTCAAGTTCGTAGGTTATTGCAAGACCTAGGTAACTCAGCTAGAAAATTATTTAATGAGGACGTTTGGATTAATGCTGCTCTAAGCACCATACAAAGTGGAGAACGTGTTGTAGTAACAGACGTTAGATTTAAGAATGAGGCTGAAAAGATTAAAGAGTTAGGCGGTCAACTTTGGCGTGTAAAGCGTGTTGGGTTTGGTCCAGTAAACGACCACGTTTCAGAATCTGAATTAGACGGATACAAGGTAAGTCAAATTTTTGTAAACAACGGTACCTTAGAAGATTTAGAAGTATTAATTACTACTAGGATGCGCAATGCCTTCCCAGAGTAGAAAACACCGTGGCTATAAGTCACAGAAAATTGTGGCTAATTATTTAGCCGCAAACGGCTGGCCTTATGCCGAATCTACTGGGGCTGGGCGTTCGGGTACGGACGTTACTGGAACTATTGGCATTGATTGGGAAGTAAAAGCTCGCACAGGATTTAATCCTTCTGCAGCTATAAAACAGCTAAAAGACCGTCATAACGGTAAAGATTTGCCTGTAGCCGTATTACGACTTAACGGTCAAGGAGAGGCAACTATTGGCGAGTGGCCAGTAATATTAAGGTTGGAAGACTTTGTAAACCTGTTAAAAGAGGCTGGATACGCTGACGGAGCCTCTTAAATCACGTACCTTTTTCCTTAGAGGGCGACTCTAAATCGAAAACTAAGGACTACAAACTCGTGATTGAAAAAGATAACGAAGAAAAGTTCCTGCGTGTAAGCGCTGGTTCTAACGCCCAATCAGTAGGTTCGGCTATTGCCCATGCTTTGTACGAAAACCCACAGGTAAAAATTCGTGCAGTTGGTGCTTCAGCAGTAAACCAGGCAGTAAAAGCGATTGCTATTGCTAGAGGCTATGTTGCCCCTAGAGGTCTTGACCTAAATTGCCGTCCAGGATTCACTACCGTGGACTCTCGTGACGGACAAATTTCAGCAATAGTCTTTACTATCAATGTAAGTTGATATATTCTTATAACAAGAGATCTCTTAACAGTTAGGAAAACCATGGCAAAAAGCTCAATCCCAAGCCCTGACGAGGCGCTTGCAGGTATGGCAAAGCAGGGTCGCAAGCCTATGATGAAAGACGGAGTTGCATTTACTTCTCCATCTGCATCACCAAAGGCTGGAACCCTCGTACCAAAGAAGAACACAGCAGCTGGCGATCCGTACGCACAGCCAAAGCCTTCACGTGCAAACGTGTCCGCTACAGGAAAAGATCGTATGGGAGCTGCGTATACCGTGCAAGCTCGTTACACAAAGAACACCGATCCAGCAGCTGGAATGACTCAGGCTAATGGAAAAATTATTTCCACAGCTACAAAGCGTGACCGCACCAATTTTGATGGTGGAATGGGCGCTTCTTACTAATTTGATGTATGCTAGTTACTAGGCCTTGAGGTTTCCTCAGGGCCTAGTACTGCAATTGGACTAAACATCGGAGGGCACCAATGTCGTTGCAAGATTTGTATGCAGAAGTAAAAACAATGAACACTTTAAAAGCGTGCATC